ATGGGTTTTAATAAGTTCTATGGGGTTCATATTGTTTCAATTACTGACTAGATATTCTTCTTTAGAAATTATAAATAATGATAGTATTACATTTTTAGCGGTGACAATAAATTTTTTATTGCTTTTCTGGACTTTTATTATGGATATTCAAAAAGTCCCGGATTACTCAATATTGATTTCTGGTAATAGCGCATGTAGAAAAGAAGTTTTGTTATTTGCTATTCAAGAGATTGTTTTGATCGTTATTGCTTTGATAAATAATGCAAGTTTAAATGTTTGTTATGAAAAATTAAAAATTATAAATTTACATAATTATGATTTTGGACAATTGATTTATGACACAGGGACAGGCTATTATTATTTATCGCCGGATTTAATGACTTTTTCAGGAATGGTAATATTTTCCGTTTTTCTATTATGGAATATGTTGGTAATTTTCATTCCTATTTTCTATATATATGATATGGTTAAAAAAAATCATTTATATTTATATTCAAATATTGATGAATCCTCATTTTTAATGAGAAAACCTCCTAGTTTTTTTGTTAGTTCAATAAAAAATTTACTCGTAAAACAAGTATTATTCGTAACAGCTATTATTGCAATATTCGATTTTATATTTAGATGTGTATTGATTAAATCAGATTTAATAATTTTTTGTGTTTTATTAATAGGATTAGTTATATTAATAATAATGTTTTTGGGACAATTTATAGATAAAATTAATGAAGAGACTCTTTTGCGCGAGAGTGGACAGGTAGTTTTCTCATATGAAGAAGATCATGAAATAAGATATAGAATAAAGCAAGTTTTGCAAATTGTGACAATTGTAGATTGGATTGGGTATATTTTTAAAATTTTAGATCATAAAAAATTTTTATTGCAAAAGGAACACTGCAATGAAATTTTATATAGTAAAGCTTATTTAACTTTAAATAAGCTAGATAAAAAATCGGGTTTATTAGATGAATGTGTTTCTTTGAAGAAAAAATATATGGCCACATGTATATGGTTAAAATGGAATGCTTCTGATAAAGAAAAAGATATTCTTAAGTTGGCAGAGATTTTTATTGATGAGTTCGGGAAAATATTGGAGAAGGAAAAACTAGGATAATTTTATAGGAAATCACCTATATTATAGAGATATAAATTTTAAGCTGTTGATTGTTAAAATCAGCGGCTTATTTTTTACGGAAATATAGGTGATGATATGGCGGCATATGAAATATATAATGCAGATTGCTTGCAGCAGATGAAAGATATCGAAAAGAACAGCATACAGCTCATACTGACTGATCCACCATATGCATCGACAGATTGCAAATGGGATAAGTTGCCAGACATAGATGCGCTTTTTGCCGAGTGGAAACGAATCTTAACCACCAATGGAACTATCATTATGACAATGGCATTTCCGGCGGCAATAGAATTTATAAATATTGGTAGAGATATTTTTAAATATGATGCGGTTTGGATAAAAGATAAAAAAACAAATTTTGCTAATGCGAAGAATAAGCCAATGCGGCAACATGAAAATATATTGGTATTTAGCAAAGGAACCACGGCAAACGGTAGTAACAATAAAATGGTATATAATCCACAGGGCTTGATTGAGATTAATAAACTAAAGACTTGTCATAAAAAAGGCTCTATGATTGGGATACGTGATAATTTAATTGGAAACGAATATATACAACAGTATACAAATTATCCTACGACTTTAGTTAATATCAATGGAAGCCAGCACCATACGAAACATAGTACAGAGAAACCGGTTGAGTTAATGGAATACTTAATCCGTACTTATAGCAACGTCGGAGATAAAGTTCTTGATTGTTTTTGTGGTTCCGGTACGACGGGAATTGCAGCTTTAAATACAAATCGCATTTCGATTTTGATTGAACGTGATGAACACTGGTACAAAGTAAGTAAAGAGAGACTTTCAAATTTGATTTTAGAAAAACAGAAGTGATTTGATTTGGCACGTGAATTTGCGAAAGCATTCTACAATTCGAAAGCTTGGAAAAAGACATCTAAAGCATTCGCTGCATCAAAGTTTTTTCTTTGCGAAAAGTGTGGACACGAAGGATATATAGTCCATCACATAAAGTACTTGTCGCTGCAGAACATCAACGATCCAGCAGTTACGCTTGAGTGGGATAATCTTATGTATCTATGCCTTGAGTGCCACAATCGTATTCACGGGAAAGAAGAAGATAGGACAATGCAGTGGGATGAGGACGGCAATCTTATAGGATACACGGATAAAAACAACGCTTAATACCCCCCTATAGACGAAATAAAACCAAAATCGACGAAGGCCGGAGCCAATCTCAATTTTGATACAAATTAAAATCTACAGGGGGGTGTAGGTTACAGCTTTAATCAAAAAATTACATAAAAGTGTAAATCTATATAAAAACTCGAAGAATCGAGGTGAGACGGCTATGTATGAGGCTTCAGAGAAGCAAAAATTAATCAAGAAAGAACTAAATAAGATCAAGAAATTGTATGCTGATATGGATGGAAATGTAAAGAAATCAGTTGAAAAATTGGCAGAAAATGCCGCATGGATGGCCGTTTCCCTTGAAGAATTACGCCAACAGATTGATGAAGAAGGTTACGAGGAAGTATATCAGAATGGTGCGAATCAATGCGGTAAGAAAGATTCCATCGCCGTGAAGAACTACAACACGATAATTAAAAATTACAATGCCACAATCAAACTGTTAATGGATCAACTCCCCGAACATCAACAATCACAGACGGGCGACGCTCTGGCACAGTTTTTGCTGAAGACGTGATTGTATGAATTACATAGAAGAATATTACGAAGAAATCACTTCTGGAAAAGTTGTTGTATCCAATAAAATACGAAGAGTATATAAACATCTTACGGATAACATAAAAAATCCGCAGGGTGCTTTTTTATTTGACGAAGACAAAGCGAGTCGTGCGATTGATTTTATTGAAACCTTTTGTCATCTGTCTAAAGGTAAAACGGGCGGCAATTTAATCCAGTTGGAGCTTTGGCAAAAAGCTTTGATATCTGCAATATTTGGTTTTGTCGATGAAAACGGATTGAGGCAATACAGAGAAGTCCTTCTCTTAGTTGGTCGTAAAAATGGAAAATCGGCTTTAGAATCTGCTATAGCCTTATACTGCTTGATTGCTGATGCAGAAAGCACACCGGAGATTTATTCCGTTGCCACGAAGCGAGAACAGGCCAGAGTTGTATGGGACGAAACGGTGCGCATGATTAAGAAATCGCCGGAAATCCACAAATACTGTAAAACAAGAGTTGGCGATATTTATTGCAATATTAACGACGGTATTTACAAACCGCTTGCCTCTGACTCAAATACGCTTGACGGCTTAAATGTTTCTTGCGCTCTTATTGATGAGTTGCACGCGTGGAAAGACAGCAATCTGTATGATGTTGTTGCCGATGGTATGACGGCACGGCAGCAGCCGCTGATTATAATTGCGTCGACGGCCGGTTTCGTCAGAGAAAATATCTACGATTCAAAATACAAGCAGGCCGAAGATACAATTAATGGTTATGATGGCGTAACTGATTATCAAGACGAAAGATTCCTTCCAGTTATCTATGAACTTGACGACAAGGAAGAATGGAAAAATCCTGCTTGTTGGCAAAAAGCAAATCCGGGTCTGGGTACAATCAAAGATTATGCTCAACTTACTGAAAAGGTACATCGCGCGAAAGCTGGCCATAAAGACGTTAAAGATTTGCTTACAAAGGATTTTAATATACCGGAAACAAGCAGTCAATCGTATCTTGATTGGCAGGACATTGTAAACAAAGAAACATTTGATCCGTTAGTATTAAAACCGCGTTACGGTATCGGCGGCTTTGACTTATCAAGAACTACAGATTTAACTTCTGCCTGCGTTATATTCCGTATTCCAGATGATGAACGGATTTATCTACTCACTAAATCGTGGATAACAGAGAATGCTTTGGAACAACGGGAACAAGAAGACAAAGTACCATACAAAAAATGGATAGCTAAAGACTTTTTACGTGTTTGTCCGGGCGGCTTAATTGATTATCATATGGTGGCCGATTGGTTTGCAGAAGTTAAAGAAAAATATGACATTTACATGTATAAAATTGGCTATGATTCCTACGGGGCGGGTTATCTTACGCAGGAAATGATAGAAACTTATGGAGATGCTACGCTTGAAGTAGTTATTCAAGGTGCGAAAACGCTCAGTATTCCGTTGCAGAACTTAAAAGCCGAATTGAAAGCAAAGCATATTGTATATAACAATAATCCTGTTATGGCATGGTGTTTGGCGAATCTTAAAGTAAAGCAGGATATTAACGGTAATTATCAGCCTTGCAAAAATAGATCAGATAAGACACGGGACGATGCGGCAATGGCATTGCTTGATGCTTATACTTCGTATCTTCGTAATATGGAAGATTACTTAAATATGATATAAACCCTAAAAATGATAAAAGCCGCTGCAATGGCAGCGACTTCTAGTAGGTGATTTTTTGAAAAAAGAAAAGTTTAAATGGTATTTAAAAATAAAAAAAGCACTGATTATAGCGTTTGTGATGCGGCGCATATTTTGCTATAACCGTTTAGAAATGACAATTGACACAAAGTCGAATGGCGATAAAAAAATTTGGATTTTTGATAAGGATACTATGATTGACTATGAATGGATTGCTCTACGGAAAGATCAGAATAAATTAAGCCGATCGGATAAAACTACAGTTGAATGGTTTTATCTTAGCAAATAGGATCAGCAGAAATGCAAAACTTAAAAACTCCGTTATTTTCAGTAACAATCGCAGTTACCTTTTCGTTAAAACCATTTTCGCTTACGCGAGAAAAAGTAACCATGTAATGAGAAGGCCGTTTTACTTGTAGTAGTTCAACACAAGTTTCAAAGGAACCCAATCGAATATGTTTTAATTGAGCAAAGTGTTTTAATTCAAAAGCAAACGGCATGTCATAGTAATAATCATCTTCATTGTTAGTTTTATAAGCCACAACAAGCACATCCTTTCAGCTATTATTTATTATCATATTCGACAGGAGAAAGTATTTACCTTTAGGGAG